CAAGCTGCGCCACAACAAGCGCAAGCCCCTCAGCAAGAATCAGGATTCTTAGAAAAAGCTGGTCAATTCGCAATGGGATTGCCTCAATCTTTAGGAAATAAAGCGGTTGGCGCAGTTCAAACCGCAACCTCTGCTTTAGGATATGGCGACTCTGAATTTGGCAAAAATCTTGGCCGTGAAGTTGAGGCTTTAAAACAAAGGCAAGCACAACTTCCAGGAGCCGAAAGAGCTGGTATAACAACTGGTGAAATTGCCACAGATTTGGCTTTGACTCGTGGCATGGGATTGGCAAGAGGGGGCGCAGCAGTTGCATTAACTCAGCCGCTAGAAGATTCTTCGGCTGGCGCAAGGGTTATGGAGGCTGGAAAAGATGCGGCTTTTAGTCAAGCGTTTGGAACTGGAATTAATTTAGCTGGAAAGGCTTTTGGGGCGACAAAAGAAGGGGCTAAAAATATTGTTTCTGGGATTAAAGCTAGAGCGCCAGAAGAGTTGCAAGCGGTTGGTCAGCAATTAAAACAAAAAGCAACCGACCTTTATAAGGCTGCAGACGAGATTGGAGCAAGATTCAAGCCAAAAGCGGCGGTCGTTATTTCAAGAAAAATTGGCGACGCTATTAAAGAAGGCGGCCCATTATTTAAGGCAAATCATGGCGCCACCATGTCAGTGGTTGGAGACATTCAAGATGATATTGCAAAGAAAGGCTACAATATTGGATTGGCAGAATTGGACCAATACGCTCAGGCTCTAAAAGATGTTGTAAGAAACAACACTGATATTGCGGGAAAGGTAAATTCTGACGGATATAAAGCTTTAAAAGCAGTAAATAAGATTGACGATCTTTTTAACAATTTGCCTGATAAATACTTAATTAATCCAGCGAATCGTCAAGCTATTGCCATAAAGAATCAGGCAAGTAAAGAATACTCTACTTATAGAAAATTTGAAAGAATTTCTGATTTAGCTGAAAAAGCCGCTGGCGATCCAAATAAGATAAAATCAATAATTTACAGATTCGCTTCAAATAAAAAGAATTTACAAGGATTTAGCACTGCAGAAATAAAGTCTCTTAAGGAGGCTGGCGATTTAAATACTGCAGAAGGTATTTTTAAAATGTTTGGTAAATTTGGTCTTGATAAAGGAACTTCGGTTACTTTTGGAAACACATTCTTGCCTGCCGCTGTAGCAACTGGGGCGTTTGCCGCTGGTGGAGCGCAAGCAAGTTTAGGAGCTGTAGCAGTTGGAACCGCAGCCCGCCAAGCTCAAAAATATCTAGCACGAGGCAAACTAGACGAAGCCCTAAAACTAATACAATCAAGCGGCAACCCCGCAAAAACAGTTTCTCAAATCCCTAACTCAAAATTCAGGGAAAAACTTATGCAGCAACTCATCAAAACTGGTGGCGTTGCAATAGCAGAATCAAATTAATCTAAAATCTTAAACAATGCCTAGAAACGGAAGCGGTGAATATGATTTGCCGTATAACTGGAACGATGACAAAGCCAATGGAATTAAGGTATTGGCTAGCCGTATGCAAAGCCAAGATCAAGACATTGCGAATGCATTAACGGGATCCCTTTCTTCAGATGGTCAAACTCCACTAACTGGCGACCTTGATTTTAACGGCAATAGAGCGGTTGATCTTGATGATGGTCAAGATACGCAAGATGCAGTAGTTGTAGGGCAAGCCCAGACAGGAGAGCTTCAATATTATGGAATCTCTAGTACTGTGCCGCTCGGAACTGATGGTTTAAATTATGAAGTTAATGCCAATCCGACATTATTAGAATATGTTGATGGCTTAGAGTTTAATTTTGTGGCGCATTATACTTGTATCGCTGACCCAAAATTAAGGGTAGATACTTTAAGCCAAAAAGATTTCGTTAAAAATGATGGTGCTGGGGGATATACCAATTTAATTATTGGAGATATTGCAGCTGATCATTCTTATAATTGTTATTACAACTCCAGCGTAGCTTCAGGAAAAATTCTTGTTAAGAATCCTGAAAAGCCAGCTACGAATACTTCCAATATGTCTCAAGCAACCGAAACGGCGAGGGGCGTAGCAGAAATAACTACTCAAGCAGAAACAGACGCGATTACGGATGATTTAAGAATTGTCACTCCTAAAAAACTAGGAAATGGATTTGCTATTTCTTTAGGAGCTAATGGCTACATCAAATTACCATCATGGCTAAGTGGATTTACCATCATGTGGGGCAGAACTTCTTTTGCCAGCGGATCAGGACAAAGAACTTTTACAATTACATTTCCCGCAATCTTTACTAACGCAGTATATACTATAGTTGGTAACAATTGCGGAGGATTCGATGGGCTTATTGTAGAATTTCAAGTGCCTACAACTTCGTCAGTCTCAACTAGCGTGGTTCAAAGACAGGCTAACAGCTTCAACGCCTCTGCTGTTAGTTGGATAGCAATGGGATATTAATAATCAAATGAAATAAAAATGACAAACAAGCTAGAGCTTTTTGCAGGAGCGTCAACAAATATTCGCTCAATCGAATTCAATGCAAACGATGTAAACCCAAACCAGAAACAAGATCCATTTCTTGGATTGGTCGGGGAGTTTGATGGCGCGATTGTAAAATTGCAATGGAAAGATCCAAACGGAGATTGGAATGATACCGATGCTGACGTGGATTTGTGGACAGAAGGAAAATTACAACCCCTATATTTAAACTCATTTCTTACCTACAGCCTATTAATTAGTGGAGCAGGGGAGTCAACCTCTATTAGCGCCTGGGCATTTGGAAGTAGAGCACCATTGGAAGAATAATTTAATAATTAACTAAAAGCAAAGCCGCTCAATCGCAAGATGGGCGGCTTTTTTATTGGAGCAAAAGAATGTCGGTAATAAAAAAAAGCGTAGTAGCAAACGGCGGAGGATCTGGTGGGGGAGGGGGAGCTGTAGATTCAGTATTCAGCCGCACAGGAAATGTAGTTGCCGTTCTAGGGGATTATGATGCGTCAGAAATTACTAGCTCACCTTTTACTGGAATTTCTGCAACAGATGTCCAAGCGGCACTAGAACAAGTTTATAACGCAATTCCAGCCGTTACGGGATTTGTTCCTTACACTGGCGCTAATGCACCAGTAAACTTGGGCGAGAACTCCTTAACTGCGGCAGGAGTATATTCTACAAATGGAATATTCCAATCGGCAATTAACACAGGAACTTTTTTTACTCCAACTTCGCCAGATTCAGAAGTCGGATTCACTTTCCAAAATAATTCGACTGTTTATTCGCAGCTTGTTTGCAATCAATACTCAAATCCTGCTATTCCTGGAGCTACACAATTTAGATTTTTTGCTCCAAAAAATAGCGAAGGGCTAGGCATAGTTGATACCTCCGTTTCTTTGATCGCTGGAATATTTGCTGGAGAAGGTTTTGGTGTCCAAACTTACGCTTTAGATTCAAACTTAAGACCTAGCTTCACTTCATCATTGATGGATAGTGCAAATGTCCGTCACGATATTTTAAAAGGCAATTTCATCGACGCCACTACTGTAAGAATATCGATTCCATATCTCACAGCATCTAAACTTATTAGCACGGATGCTGACAATAATTTAGTAAGCATTGATTCATCGAGTTTAGGTTTTGTGCCTTATGAAGGCGCGGATCAAGATTTGAATTTAGGATCTAACTCATTAACCACTGCACAAATTAACGGCGTTAATAATAATTTAAATGCTTTTTTAGGAGTTATACCTTCGGGAAATGAGGGGAGATATAGACTTCGTGCTGAAGCGAATGGACAACAAATATCAATTGTAAGTATTTCTGCTAATTTTGCAGATAGCAACCCTTCCACTACAACTATCAATCCGAACACTCTCAACGATGAACCTAATAGTTCGGTTAAATATATTTTTGGGTCGCCAAGTTACAATATGGCAGAAACTCAATATATTTTAAATGCTGACACGTCTGGGGAGGCCGTTTATAGCATCTATGATGATACTCAAACGCTAAAAGAAGTTCTAAGGCTCAAAGCGGATCGATCGTCTAATTTTTCTGGCATAGCTCTCTCGTCAAATTTCGTTAGTGGCGCTCAAAGAAGCGAATCTGTTAATAGCCAAACTTACCTAAGCGCAACCTCTTCTTTTTATCAAGAGTTCTTTGGTACTGATTTCCAAATCGCAAAACTGCCCAATGCTACCACCCTACAAGGCGGTCACGCTTTTTTATTCATCAACAATTCCACAGGCGATCTTGATATCAGAACATTTAATAACGAGCAAATAACCGTTATTCCTACAGGTGCAAGGCAGCAATTTCAATTAAGTGACAATTCAACATCAAGCGGCGTTTGGAATGTTTTTAGCCTCATACCAGCAAATATAACATGGGGAACCAATCAACTAAAAATTCCATTTCTTAATAGTTTGCAACTATTGGCTACAGATACCGATAAAAACATTCAATCATTAAGCACAGAAGAATACCCAAGTCTTGAAGAAATCAGCTATGTAAAGGGCGCAACAAGTAACCTGCAAGCGCAAATAACTAATATTGAAAATGAATCTTTGCAGCCTTATAGCGAGTCATTTTCAGATCAAAATTCTTTCACAGTTAATCATAATTTGGGTAGGCGAGCAATTGCTATTCAAGTTTTTAACAGTGATGGAGAGTTAATTAATGTCGGAGTTAATAACGATGATGTCAATTATTTTACTATTTATTGTGAGGCTCCCCTTACGATAAGTGGTTTTGTCAACTACCTTTAATTTAATAAAAATAAAAAAATGGCTACTCCAAATACTTTAAACTTAATTCAAGATTTTAATGGTCTTGAGCTTAAAAGTACCAGACTTGAAAACCTTTCAAGCGCTCCAACTGCGATTGGCGCAACTGGCAGATCCCCTCTAAAAGGCGATTTTTATTTTGATTCAACTCTAAACCAATTAGGATATTTCAATGGCACTTCTTGGATTTATGGCTCTTCTGGAATTATCGAATCTATTGGCGAAGGAACTGCGATTTCTGTAGATAATACCGATCCTGCAAACCCAATTGTAAGTGTTGTTATTGCTGACTTAATTGACGATTCTGTTTCTACGACAACCAATATCTATTCTGCTGCAAAAGTTGATTCTCAAATTGCCGCTGCTGTTACTGGAGCTGTGCGTTTGGTCGGAGATATTGATTGCTCAACTAATCCAAATTATCCAGCCGCTACGGTAGGGGATTTATATATAGTTTCTGTTGCTGGTAAAATTGGTGGATCTGCTGGGATTGCTGTTGAGGTTAATGACTCTATCTATTGCAAAACTACAAATGGTGGTGGTAATCAAGCTACTGTAGGTGCAGATTTCTTTATTACGCAAGCAAATGTTGATGGAGCGGTAACTGGTCCAGCGTCTGCCGTTTCAGGAAATATCCCTACTTTTAACGGCACTTCTGGCAAAGTTATACAAGATGGCGGCGTTGCTGTTTCTACAGATGGCACTTTTGCATCAAACTCAGACTCTTTACTTCCAACTCAAAAAGCTAGTAAGACTTATGCTGATACCAAAGTTGCCGCAAATTCTGCAATTACTGGAGCGACTAAAACCAAAATCACTTATGATGCTAAAGGTTTGGTAACTTCTGGCGCAGATGCGACCACTGCTGATATAAACGATAGCACCAACAGAAGATATGTTACTGATTCTGAATTGACCGTTATTGGCAACACTTCTGGTGTCAACACTGGCGATCAAACTATTTCTTTATCTGGTGATGTTTCTGCTGCTGGCGGAACTGGCGCGTTAACAACCACTATTGGAGCCAATAAGGTTCTTTACAGCATGGTTAAAAGATATGCTGCCAGCTTCACAACAGCTAACTTCACTTCTGGAACTATCACAATTGCAGCGGCCACTCATGGCTTGGGAGTTGGTCTTTACAATGTAATTATTGTGGATTCTAGCGGTGTTGCTATGGCAGAAGGTCAACAATACGAATTATCAACTAACTTATCTACTGGAGCAATCTCTATTAGTGTAGTAGTTGGCTTTGAGTTTGATGGCTCTGTTGTAATCACAAGAATTAATTAACGGAATTTATACGGGGGTCGCAAGGCCTCCGTATTTTAATTAATTTTTTAAATTATTAAACACAATGTCAAATCCAAATATATTCAATATACAGCAGGATTTTAACAAGATAGCACCATTAAATTTTGCATTTCAAAATGCTGCATCAGATTTGAGTTCGCCAGTTTCTGGATTGACTTATTTTAATACAGCTACAAAGGATTTATCATTTTATAATGGGACGAATTTTAAAAAGCTTGTTTATAATGGCGGAGATTTAGGAGCTGCAACCGCAACATCTCTTGCTGCAAGCGGCACTATAAGCTCTTCTTCTGCTACGGCGGGCATTGGTTACGCTACAGGCGCAGGTGGCACCTACACTCAATCTACTTCAAAAACCACCACAGTTGCAATACCGAGTGCTGGAAAAATGTCTGGTCAAATTACAACTAGTAATTCTAGTTTAGCAAGTGGTGCAACTGCGACTTTCACAGTTACTAATGCGGCATCGTTAGCAACTGACGATGTTAGGGTAAATTTAATTAGTGGTGCAGCCACAGATGGCACTTACGACATAGCAATTGACGGAGCAGCAAACGGGTCATTTAAAGTAAGAATTTGGAACATTGATAGCGACAACGCTTCTTTGTCTGAAGCTTTAGTTATTGGATTCTCAATCTACAGGAGGGTTATAACTTAATGTCTAGCACTTGGAAGAAGTTAAAAGGTGGTAATTTCATTCAAACAATTACGCCAGATACTACAAGCTATTATGGCACATTTCGCACAGGAACTTTTAGCCAAGATGATTCTGGCGGAGCTGGAACTGGTAGTCAAGTAGGGGAGTTTGATACTTCAACTTTTGCACCAAACGAAACCGTAGTAAATTCTTATGCAAAATATATTTCACCAACTTTTACAGCCGCTTCAGGTAAATCAATTGGAAACTGCTACTCCCAAGCTCTCGGCTTAACAATAAATGGAGCGGGAACTTGTTTTAACAATGTAACGCAAAAAATATTTGGGCCAGCAGCATCAGGCGCAGGAACTAAAACTTTCGGATATGGCTTGCAAGTTTATAAAGGAACTGGTTGCGTCTACAATTACGCTGCGTATTTCGATGATATTCAATTGGGTGGAGATTTAACTACAAATCAAGCAACTCAAAATGTATTTACCACTGCCACAACAATCAACATTGGTTCTATAGTTTCTCTTTCTACTTCCCAATTAAGCGTGACAGGGAATATTTCTTCAACTAGTAGCATAATATCGTCAAGCAGAACTGCTGGGATCGGTTATTCTTCAGGTGCGTCTATTACTCAATTAACAAACAAATCTACTTCAATTTCATCAAACAATCTTAGCGGCGTAATTACTATGAATAATGCTGCTTTGGCAGCTAACACAAATGTTAGCTTTACCTTTACTAACACTGCTATTGCCGCTGGAGATCAAATTTTATTAAGTCATGTAGGCGGTGGAACTCTTGGAAATTACTTCCCACAAGGCACTTGCGGCGCAGGCTCAGCAACAGTTGCGGTCAGAAATTTAACTGGCGGCTCATTGTCAGATGCGGTTCAATTAAAATTTACAGTTATAAAAGGAGCAAATTCTTAAACATTTTTTAACAATTAATACAATTAATTATGGCCGATAAATATGGAATAAAAAAATTACAAGGCTTCAAGGGAATTGTTGGTCCAATTTTTTTGACAAATGGAAATGTGCCGTTGCGTGATGACGATGGTCAAATTCTTTACATGAAGAACAAAAGAGATGTTCCAATTACTGGATTTTACACAGTTAAAGCTGATATTGATGGCTCGTTATTTAAAGCCGTTTTAATAATTCAAGGCTTTAAAAGTAAAATTAGCTTCTTACGCCATGAAAATCCTATAGTGACGATTAAATATGATATTAATGATGCTGCTGAAATCTTAGACTCAAATGATGCGGTCGCTACTCCAGGAACATTTAGCCAATATTTTGCAAAAGATGTCGTTAAAGTTGCGGGAAATTGGGAGCAATCTTCTGCAATCGACTTGGTTTTATCTTTAACTGGATCATCAATATTTCAGCAAAATTTTCCTGTAAGTTTTTCCTCTGTTGAAGGATTCTCTGTTGGAACGATTACTTTAACAAATATTAATGATGCTAACGCGCAATAATTATGACCAATTCTTGGCTTAGTGCATCATTATTTGTTGGAGGCTTCTCTAATTTAAAAATTCAAGTTACTTCCAACACGCAAACCACAATCACGGTTGATAGTATTGTGCTTAAGTCAAGTGATCGTGCCTATGTTGCTAACAATGTTAGTTTAACAAATACAATTACAACTTCTGGCGTGAATGGTTTAGATACTGGTTCAGAGGCATCAAGCACATGGTATAATGTTTGGATAATTTATGACGGCACAACAGTTGCAAGCTTATTATCTCTTTCAGCAACCGCGCCGACTATGCCAAGTGGCTATACTTATAAAGCTAGGATTGGCGCAGTTCGCAATGATGGCTCTTCAAATCTTTGGCGCACTCTTCAATATAATCAAGACGTTGATATTATTGTCGGCACTAATCCTGCCACAATCCTTAAAATGGCAAATGGCACAACTTCCAACACTTCTGTTCCAGTTGATGCTGTAAGTGTTTCAAATTTTGTGCCACCTACCGCGGCGAGAATTAGAGGTTATATGATGGCAAGAGCTGGTAGAGCTGGCGCTGCTCCGAATAATGCTTATGGCGCATATGGATTATCAAACGCCCCTCCTGTTTCTGTTTTTTCAATTGGCACAGACACCGCCTCTAGCAACACTTTTGATTTTGCATTGGAAAGCACTAATATTTACTGGTTCTGTAGCCCAGCTGATGATGGTGGCTATATAGTAGCGACTGGCTGGAGGGATAAATTATGAGAACAGGTTATGATATTTACTTGATGGCTGGTCAATCAAACATGGTCGGACAAGGCGTTTCTGCCGATGGCTTGTTAGATTTTAACGATCCAAGAGTTTTTCAATTTGGCGGCGCTGCAAAAGATCCTCGTTATAGAACTATTTTTTTAGGTAATGATCCAGCGCACCATGAAGAGGGTGTTAATAATAAAAAAGTAAGCCCAATTTTTCCTTTTGGTCGCGCGATGGCTTTAAAAACTGCTTGTAGCAGAAGAATCTTATTAGTGCCAGTTGCACACAGCGGCACGGCTTTAGTTAATAGCCTTTGGGGTGTTGGTGGCAAACTTTATGAAAATGCAATAACTCAAGCTAATTTAGCTATTCAAGCAGCCAAAGCAGAATTTATTGACAGCGACTTTAAAGGCATTGTTTGGCTTCAAGGTGAACAAGATTTTAACGCTGCTCAAGATGTTTACGCGAAAGCTCTTGATGATATGGTTAAAGGTTTTAGATCAAGGATTGCTGGGGCAGAAAAAGCCCCGTTTGTTGTTTTGCAAATGCTTCCTGCTTGGATTGCTAAAACTAATGGCAATGTTGACAGAGCGCACCAAGACACGCCAAATAGATTAGAATATAGCGCTTTCGTGCCAGCTCCACTTGATAAGAAATATGGCAATTCAGACAATATTCACTTTAGCGCCGCTGGCTCAAGAATTATTGGGAGAAATGCGGCAATGGCTTTTGATAGAGCAATAAACAATGTATTTACACAGGCATGAAAGAATTACCTGAAAACCCATTATTAATAGGCGCATTCTTTGCAGGTATGGCTTGGTTTATGACTAAAATATTGCTACCAGTTTTTGCATGGATTTTTAAAGAAAAACATAAAGATCTAGAAAGTAAAATTGATCACAAAGACTTAAAATTACAAGAACACACTATGAGAGAATGGGTTAAAGAAGTTTTGGCTGATGCTTTAAAAGAATTTAAAGTAACTCTAAAAGATTTTAAAGATAGTCTGAAAAAGGAGATGAAAGAAATTGAAGATAAAATTGAAGAAAGAAGCGACCGAAGATATGAGACAATTTTAAATTTAGTTAAAGCAATCAATCATGAAAGGGAATCGCGCAAAGCTCAATACGAGGGAACTATCGAAATTTGCAAAGATGCTTTAAAAGAAGCCCACGAAACCCTACAACTAATTGATAAGATAAAAAAACAACATGACTAAAAAAGACGATACCGCAATTGAACACGCACTAGACGCTTTAGCTAAAAACGCCAACAAGAAAGATTGGGCTAATTTAGTTAGAGCCATTTCGATTGGGATAATAATTGTCTGCTTAGGAGTGCCAGCTTTTGCGTTAGGAGCGGGTTATTATGTAGCAGAGCAGTATTTATTTAAAGGTAAATGTAAAAATGAAAGCAATATTAATAACGTTGGCAATTAGCCTCTTGGCGCTTGCTTTTGCTTGGGTTTATAAACAAGGAGAGAATAAAAATGAATTACAGACGCAGAAAGAAGAGAATACAGAACAACAACTTATCATTGAAGATTCAAGAAAAATTTATAAGCGTCGCGTTTCTAGTGTTAATACTACTTCTGATAACGCTGTTGAGTGGTTGCGCCAAAACATATGTCAAGATTGTTAAAGTCTCTGATTTTTGCAGTGGTCGCTATTACTCAATTACTGAAAAGAAAATAAGCAAAAAAGATATTAGAATTATTGAGGCGCTTAGAGCTAAAAGCAATTTAAGACCAACGATTGATAAATTTATTGATTACACATTTATAAACGAAAAAGAATTTTTACGCTGTTTAAATGAATAAATTACAAACCTTATCTGATTATTTAGTAGCAAGATCATATCCAAACTACAATGAAAATTGCGGACGCTGCGCCAAAGCGGTTAGAGAAGCTATAGAATATGCTTTTAACCCAAAAACCTTAAGAAGAACTCTCTCCGCTAAAAATTATGGCTCATCTTTAGAGGAATTTGGTTTTAGAAAAGTAGATAATCAAAATTATATTCCTCAAATCGGCGATGTTGCAATTATTCATTACGAACCTCATGGCCATATTTGCGCTTATTGCAATAGTATTTTCCCAAAAACTGGAAAGAATTTTAAAGGCTGGGTTTCAGACTTTCAGCAAATTGATGTTTATGGTGGCAAAATAAGAAAATCCAAACCAAAAATTATTTATTATCGTTTTTTTTCTTGACATAAAAGAAAATTTTTTTAACTTTAAAATTAGTTTTACTAATTTTAAAAAATCAACATGGTTAATCATCGATTGTATCATGCAAGAGGGGACAATGTTAAGTGCTTACGTTGTAAAGAATATTTTGTAAAACCGCTTAAGCGTCAACGTAGGCAGGGGTATAGAGCGATAAGCAAAACTTTTTAATATGAGAAAACTTTTCCTTTGGTGGAGAAAAAGAAATTGGCGAAACCAGCTTAAATTAAAGGGCTCTCCCTTATGAGTCTTGAATCTAAAATCTGTAAATCCTGCGCGAATGAATATGGCGATATAAACGATTGTCATGTGGAGTTTATCATGGGCTTCTGCGATTGGTGCGAAGAAAAGCATCTAGTTACTGACTCTTATTATTTTTTTTACGAAGTATAAATTATGAACAATTCAACTTTTAAACCTTTTAACCTTCTAATTAGCACTCCAGAACAAGAAAATCTTATAAGGGCAGCAATTACAGCGTTTTTTCAAGCGGAACATAATCAAATTATGACTATGATTAATCATGCAAAAAATGCTGCTGCGAATGAAGTTAAAGAGGTTTTAGAAGAGCAACCAGCTAAATAATATGAGCAACGTCTTTCAAAAAATTAAAGATTTTTTTAGCAAACCTTTTCCAGGCTTGCTTAGTTTTTTTATAAAGAAAGATGGGTCAATTAACCCGTCAGTTCAAGAAGCTATGAAAGACGCTGAGCCAATTTCATTTTGGTTAAGGACTGCTATGGATAAAATCTCTCCGATTGGTCTTCCAAACTGGTCTTTATTTGCGTTAGTTGCAGCGACTATAGTTATTTATTTCGCCAAAGGCTCTATTATATTTTTGATTGAAATTGCTTCAGCTTTGGCGGTAGTAATTTTGCTATTTAGAGTATTGCAGGCTATTTATAAAAGTTTTAAAAAATAATGGACGAGTCTTTAGTAATCGAAAATCAAGAGGTGTCATGAGCGATTTATCTTATGAAGAATTGAATAAGAAGATTGTGGATGACTCTAGTCCTATTTGGCTTAGTGGAGAAGTGAAAATCAATATACCAAAGCCAGTAATGCACATTGTTATTGCAAACGATACTCATTGGCCTCTATACAAAAAACCAAATTTTTTTCACCGCAAAATGATGAGTTTGGTTTTTGGCTGGAAGTTCATTAAGTAATCTAATTTTACATAATGGGGATTATGTAATTTTTAGGCTTAATCCTTAGTTTTTTGTTTGTGATATTCTGACAACCATTGATCACCTATTAAAGCAAGAAATTTTATTATCTCTGTCTTATCTTTGAGAATTCCCATTAATAAATTTATGTCCATTATTTCCCCTCCAATTTGTTAAGTCTTTGCTCTAGTTCAATTCTTTTTTGCTTTTCGGATTCGCGGCTTTCTGTTAGTGAGTCTATGTGGTTGATGAAGTCGGTTAGAGTGGCGTATTTTGAATAAATACAACACTCTTGATGTTTTTCAAACTCAATTTGAACATTCTCTATATCTTCCAAACTTATTCTGCCTCCCATATTTACAAAAACAAATTGTCCTTGGTCTAAATCATATTCCTTTGAGGACTCACTAACATCCTTCCATATAGATTTAGGATTTTCCAATGGTTTGTGGCAATCACAACTAGGTTTGCCAATATTATATCCTTTGTTGTTAGGATCTGGAAGGGTTTTATAATATTTCCTACATTTTTGACAAAATGGTCTTTCGGGATCAAATTCTTCCTCGCTTTTCTTCTCTTCTTCTACAATTTCCGTATTCCATTCATCAGCCGCTTGTTCAAGCTCACAATCTTCTTCTACCTGATTTTTTGGACTCTCTTCTGACTTCACATAAATTCTTTGATCTTCTCCAATATTTTTCTCTGCATATCGGCGGATTGTAAGCTCTAACTCTTTACCAGCTTGGCAGTATCCTTCTCTTGGAGCTTCTGAATAGTGACCTACATACCAATCTTCCACTATACCACAACCCTTCTCTGGTATATTAGGTTTATCCATAGATTCTAGGGCGTTGAGGAGGTTTTGACTAGTTCTTTTGATTTCTTGATAATGATAAGTCATTGTTCCGCTAAGCTTGCAGCTATCTTTCAACTCCCCCATTGCCTCCCTTACTTCATCTGATAGTATAGATTTTTTTACTTGCACTTCTGAGGGTTTTTGTGAGTTGTTGGGGATTTCTTCAAACTCATCTTTAAAAGTAAGCTCATCATAATTCCACTCGCCCCTAAAAAATGCTCTATAGTTTAAATCATTTTCATCTCTAATATCATATTGCTCGCAGCCTGTGGAGCTATTTTTATCAGCCATAACTTTTACTACAATAAAAGTTCTTTTATTGTCAAACTTTCTTCTATATCTCTCACCCACTACAGGCATTTTATTATTTGTCATTGCTTTCTCCTTTAGTTTCTTTGGTGTTGAGTCGCTCTAAATATTGAGCTTCAATATCGTTATTCATAAGGCTTTCTGCTATCTCAAGCTTAGATTGAAGCTCTTCTTTATCTAAAGATTGCAATTCAATAACCTTTCTAAGATCAAAAATTAAGCTTTCTTGGCTTTTGTTTTCAGCATCTTGCTTTATTAGATCAAGTGAAAGCGAATGATTATCCTCTTCTAGCTTTACAATCATTTTATATTTATTGGAGCAATTTTCTTTTAGGCGCAGGTTTTCAGCCTGTAAAGACTCGATAATTTTTAGAGCTTTTTTCGCTACAAATCTTTTATCCCATACTGATTTTAATACCAATGGATTATCTTTAAACTCTTCGGGATCTTGATCAGTAATTTCTCGAAGCTCCGCTATTTGTTTTTCTAGTTCTGTCATAAATTAATAATTACAATAAGAAGGATTAAGAGTTTTTTCATGGTTATTCTGTTTTAAATTTTTGCGCAAATTCTTCAAAATTTAGCCAATTATCCTCAATAATATTACCAATTGCGATCACCTCATCCCAAGAGCTTTTAACCCTAACATGCTTACCTTTCAGCTCCTCCCATTTTTCCACGCCAACTACTCTTAATATTTCTCTAATTATAGCGATTCCAAAAGCGTTTTTATCTTGCTCTGGCTTGCTGCTTAACAACATATAACCACCAGCGCCTTGACCACTTCCACCATAATCTAAACCAAGGAAGAAGGTCATAATACCATGAGCCTCTATGCCAAGCATTGTTGATTGTATTTTTGCGTTTTTAGTTTCCATGTCTTTCCTATTTTTAGTTTATTCAATCAAGCCTAACGCTTGATCTGTCATTACATATATTTATACTGGATCCATGTTGGCAAATCTTCCCATCCTAAAATTTCAATATCACCTTCTCCCTCTCTTTTGTAATCATCTTCCCACCTTTCAGCGCCATATTTTTCAATATTGGTTTTATATATATCTAATCCCCTGCGAAATAGATGCTCTGCGCTTTCAATAACATCTTCGCGAAACATCTTTAGCCTCACCATCAAATCCTCTTTTTCTTGAAAAGCAAAAACAAATTTGCTAGATGGAATTTTTATTAACTCTTTAACAAACGCTTCTTGCTGAGTATTGGCGTCATGGCATTTGGGATTTTGTTTAAAGATTCTCAAGCCCTCCATATAATAAGCGGCTTGGATATAATAATCATAATCTCCAATTTGATTTTTAATCTTTGTTATATTTTCAAGGCTTTTATAATCCGCAATATATACCAAGGCAAGCCAATCCATACGACACTTACACATTAAGCCTGTTTCTGCATCGCGCCAGAAAATGGAAACTTCCATAAATCCGTCTTGAAATAAAGCTCCAGCCGTTGGTAATGATTCAAAATAATCAACCCTCTCTTTAATTTCAGCAAAATCTTCTTCTGAAATTTTTATTTTACTTCCAATATATTCAAAAGTTTTTGCATCCTTGGTTTTTCGCAGTGAAAAGTTTTGATTAAAATCTGTTTTTTGGCTTTCCAGCTTATAAAAATCAGAATCAATATCTAATTTTGGCAAAACTACATAATCGCGATAAAACCGCTCTTTCTCCATCAGGTAGCAGTGTAAAGCATTACCCATCTTCATAGAGGGGGTTTGTTTATATTCGCGCTTAGGATTTAAGGGCGAATTTCTCCAATATTTCATTGGAGAAATTAATAAGTTTTTTATGTTACTATTGGAAATTGCGGGGTCATTGTGATAATCTTCGTTTGAAAGATTAAAATAGATACCTTCTGATAATCCTTTTGGTTGCATTATTTCAAAACCTCCAATCTTCTTTTTTCAATAGCCCTAATATTCTCAAATAAAGTTGGTGCGTTTTTGTGCAGAATTGCCATGTTATTCGCGTGGTTTTCCATGTTGCGCTTAATGCCATGAAGAGTAGTTATTGTCTCTAAATCTGTTTTAATTTGTTCGTAAATAGCTTCCTCCCTAGAGGTATCCAGTTGTTCGGGATTTCCGAATGACTGCTCTTGGTCAATAAAAGGAGGGTTCACGGCACTAGCATCACTATCAATTAATTCCGCCTCTTGCACCTGTGGTTGTGATTTTAATTCAGAAACATTAAACGACCTTTCTAAAGCTGGCGGAACTGCGTGAGCTTGAGCGGTTTTAGATTTTGGAGTAATATTTAACATTCCCTCATTCGCATCAAAAGTTTCTTCCCCAATGTAATCGTTACCAACCTCTTCAGGAAAAGCCATACGCAACGCAGCAGCTTCACAGCACTTTTCTAATTGAGCATAATTTCTTTTAGCCCACATAGCATTTGGTGCGGCAGTATCATTTTTTTGCGTTTTATATTCCTGCTTCCAAAATAACTTTGCCGTGAAAGATCTTGGCTCGCCTTGAACTAATCTAAATACAGTTACCCTACACCATTTCGGATAAGTAACCTCAATGCCACCTAGATTTTCAGTAACTTCATCACCAAATTCCGCCTCACTTCTTCCAGCATATTGACCAGTTCTTGTAGCCGTAATTCTAACCTCAGAAATTGACGGCCAGATAGTATCTTTCATGGCCTTGAGTTTATTATCCCAAATAGGAACGATTTGGATTGTGCGCTTCATTATGTCAAGTTTACGAGCGCGGCAATAATCTATCGCCATTAAAAGTGTTTCGTCTTTCTGAACATTTGGGTAAAGGATTTCTTTAATTACCCTGAAATCTTCAAGCTTAATTTCGCGCTTATCTAGTGAAGCTTGTAAGCCCACTGGTTTTTGATTTGTTATTTCTGTTGATTGAGTTTGCATAGTTTTTTTCCTTAGTTGTTATTAAATTAAATTTAAAAAATAATCGCTTTGGATTTTTCTAAATCCTTCCGCTTCAATTTCACATTGCTTTTTGTGGTATCTATACTCAGTTTCAATTCTTTCTTCAATTTTATCTATTTCAGCTTGGCATACTTCTTGTAAAATCTCTGATTCATCACCAATACAATATGTTTGCGTGATTTGTTCTGGCTCTTTATCCACTTCACAATAAAAATTAATTGCGTCTTGAATGACCAATTCGAGAGTTTCATTTTCAAAGCAATTGCGCTTTGTTTCGATAATCCAATCTGACATAAATAGTTATTTAAATTTTTAACTTTTTATTTTGTTAATAAATTAACTAAATGACTTTGAATATAGTTAATTATTTAGTTTGTTAGTTCTTTAATTAACTATATTTATAACTATAAAACTAACTAACTAAATTTATAATAAATAATATAAAATATAAAGTCAAATAAAAATATTAAATATTTTATTTATTTTTTTTCTCACCTTTTTTAACGCGATTTTTGATATATGCAAAGGCATCATCTTGCATAGTTGTCCCTTCCGTAGCGCAGATTATTTTATATTTTTGGTGAAGGGTGGGGGACATTTTAATTGCTAAAGTTTTTTGCAAAGCCAACCCTTCGTCACTTTCTTTTTCCAAAACTTCCTTTGTTTCTTCTATTTTTTGCGGCTCAATAGGCTCAACTTTATTAGTTGAAACTGGAACCTTAAAAGCTGGTCTATTTTCAAAAGGATTAGGTTTATCCATGAGTCACCCCCATTAATGTTTTTGCCACTTTCATATATTCTTGAGCCGCATGACTATCGGGAGCGAAATTAAATATATCGGAAACTTTGTCGCGAGCTTTTTCTAAGCTAGTGTCTTTTCTGATCTGGGTTTCAAGCACATTATTTGGATAGCTTTTTTCTAGCTTTAAAAAATTGTTTCTGTGGCTCTCGTGAGATGCGGAAAATTGTGTTACTAAAATATTGCAAGATTTAGGCATTACGTCCAAGTCTTGCTTTAAAGAAGAGATTGATTTAAACAAGAACTCAATACCCTTTTGCGAATCTTTGTCAGCTCGGACGCAAGTAACTAGTTCATTATCATTGCTCGAGCATAAAACATTGACCACAAGCAGCCCCAAGTTTGGCGGACAATCAATTAGAATAACATCATAATCACCCTCGGCCTCAACTTTGTTTAAAATTCTGTTCTTAAACATAAATTCTCTACCAGTCTTTGCTGCCAACTCTAATTCAGCCCATGAAAGATTTTCACCAGAAGGAAGAACGTCAAACTTAACTTTATTATTCTCATAAACCATCACAAAATCTTTCCAGTTTAAACTTGGATTGATAAGCAAATTGTAAATGGTTTTGTCATCTGGCAAACCATACTCATCAACCTCTGGAAATAGGCCGCAGGTTGCGTTAGCTTGTGGGTCTAAGTCAATCAAAAGAACTTTGTAGCCCAATAGAGAGAAAGCTGCCGATAGGGCTTTCGCTGTGGTGGTTTTCGATACACCGCCTTTTTGATTAACTATCGAAAATATTTTTGCTTTTTTTTTCATATTATTTTTTTGTTAATTCTGATGCTTTTTCTAAAAGATCTTGATCTTTAGTTGCTTCTGTTAAAACATTTTCAGCGAGCTTGATAAGACTGATATTTTTTTGAGCAGCATACACTTTAAGAGTTGCATGTGCGTCAGATGGAATTTTAAGACCTAAAGATTTATTTTCTTTCATAGTTATTTAGTTAATTAGTTTTATTAGAAATAAAATAAATAATATAAAAATAATTAAGTCAACATCTTTTTTTCAACCATTAAAGAAATTTGAACAGTTGGATTTTTTCGATAGGTATAGCGAAAGGTATAGGATTGGTAGGCACTATACCTATTCTTATATGATCACTCCCTACATATCTCTTATGTAGGGAGCTAATAATCTGCTTTTGATATTTGCAGATTGTGAAAATATCCACAAAGTAAGGATAAATTGGGATAATTATTTTATCAGCAGACTCAATAAATTCACGGCTTTGCGAGGTTATTAGGGATAAAATATTAGTCTTAATGGGATAAATATTTAACAAACCCCTTGACTTTATAAAACGGTTTTGGTTTTATAGGAGGAAAAGCAAATTAACAATTAAATTCATGAGCCGCTTTGAACTAAACAAAAAACTCTATCAGGAGCATTATAGCTTTAAAAAATTCTGCGAAATGTTTGAGCCAGAATTTGATAAAAGAAACGGAGAAACTTGCGAAAGATATTACGACGATCTTTCCACTAAGAAAATTTGCCCAATCTATTTGAATATAGCTTTTAAGGAATTTGAAATCGACATTCTTGAATATATTTCAAAGCTAGGTGGGGAAGTTTATGCTCCAAAAGGAAAATATGAGGCATTAAGATTTAAGATTAATGACAACTCTTATGTGATTCACCGCAGATTTAGAGCGCAGACCCACTATAGGTTTGATAAGAATTTTGCTAAAATTTACTGCGAATAGCCAACAACAAACAATAACTGATATGACAAAAGATTTTATAATTGGTGATATAGTTTATCTGACGCACGGTGTTGGAGAATTAAGAATTGAAGCTGTTAAAATCCTAAAGATTAAAAAAGAAATTGCGACAGTGGAAAAGGATTGCGGAAAAGGAGAAATAAAGGTTAGTGTTGCCTCTCTAATATCAAGCGCAGAACTGATGAAGGAAGTATATAATTATATGCAATATCATACTTGTCACAACATTAAAAACATGGAAAAACTTCTTAAGAAGAACAAACAATAACTAACATGAAAGAAGAGGCCGTAACTAGATATTATGCAGACGAAGACGATTGGAAATACCAAGCCATTTCTGCCTACAAAAAAGTTGAAAATCCTGCCGAATGGGAAGCGTGTCCTAAATGTAACCTCATCCCTAAAATTTGGGTTTATGATAATGGCCGTTGCACGGCTTGCGGATGTGGAAAATCTAAATACGACCATCATAGCATTCATGCGGAAAGTATCGCCAGCTCAGTAAGGCATAGTCACAACGGACAAAGCTGCGCTGGTTACAATCAAGACGACCTTCAAAAAAATTGGAATCATTGGTGTAAAACTGGTGAAATATTATTTGAATGCGCTTCTAAAAGAAGCGATGGTCGCTGGTAAATTAATAAACTGCTTTTCAGGAAAGCAGAATAACGGAATTATGAAAGATTTAAACTTTGACGAAATAGTAGAGAAGGTATTAAGCGGCGAGAATATTTCTACCTGCACTAATGCAAAACCGCTAGAAATGACCTTAGAGTCTATAAAAGAAGCTATTGCGAAAATTACCGATCTACCTCCTAGCTTAGTTAAAATGCGCTGCTCCGATGATACTTATAATTATGTCAAAATTGCTACGCAGGCACAGCTAAAAAATATTATTGGGGACAGTAAGAATTATTTTGGCTATGGCATTGATGTTATCAAAGATAATGATGTAGAAACTGGATCAATAGAAAATATTTTTTCAGACGAATTACATAAAAAATTATGAATATGCCAACCAAGCAAGAATTAGAAAAATTCTTAGAAATCTTTAACAAACTTAGTGATTACGAATCTGGTCAAAGATTTAATCGATATGCGGGAGGCGTTTTTCAAGAAAAAGACTTGCCATTTCCAGAAGTAGTAAAGGTTTATAAATGGTTGAAAAATTTAATTGAAGCCAACAACAAACAATAACTAACATGACAGAAATAAGGAATATGCCAACTGAAGTTTTGTATGGCGAAAGGGAGCTTACCTCAGCCAATCTTAGCAGAAATAGAGAATGGCTATCTAGGGAAAGCATGGAAAATTTAGAAAAATACTTAAATGATCTCAGCGCTGAAATAGAAAAGCGTTGGCAAGAGATAAGAAATAACAAACAATAACTGATATGACAGACATAATTTTGACCATAACGCCGAAACAATTAGAATGGATCGGGTTGGAAAATGAAATAAATAGACTTTCGGAATTAAGAAAATTCACAGAGGATAAAAAATCTTCAGAAGAATTATCGGAAGAAATTTTCAAGTTAAAACATCAACAAGAAATTTTAAAATAATAAACCGCTTTGAGAGAAAGCAAAATATAGGAGTAAAAAATATGGATCAATTAAGTTACGACCTAAGAGCTGTTGTTTTAAGTGAGGGAAAATTAGTGGATTTCATCGAGGGGGAAACGATCGGTGAAAAAACTCATCAACTTTTGCAATATCGAGAAAAGAGAATTAAGGAGCTAGAAAAGGAAGTTTGGCATTGGAGCTATTTTAGAGAAAAGTTACTCAAGGGCGCTTCTCTTGACGATTTGCAACATTTTTATGAAAATTATTTAAGTTAAGCGAAACTAAATAAGGAGAGTATGAGTAAAAAAGAAGAATTAAAAGCAATCCTCGACAGGCATTTAGAGGGCGGAAAATACAGCTATGTAGATGATGGAGACGATTCTGTAAAATTAATATTTAATCAAGCCGAAGTGAGAGGCGAGGTTTCGATTTCAGATGTTGGAATTTTGAATCTGTTTTTAGCGATTTTAGGCGGAATTGAGAATCTTGGTACAAAGTCAGGCGATAGCTGCGAAGTCACTTTTTTCTTCGATCTGATTAATTTTGTGACTAAAAAACTAGGAAAGAAGAAGGGTATTAAAATTAGTCAAAAAGACCTCAATAGTCTAATTTTAGTGGCTTCATTCCTGAAAAACTTGATTGAGAGCAAATGACTAAACAACCTTGGAATGAAAACAAAAGGAAATTATGAAGTATCTTTATCTAATTTTTAGGCTGTTCAAAAAACCACACTGTAAACATATTTTTGATCCAGTAAGAGAAAAATTTATTCGCAATAAATTTGGAACTGCAACCACAACCGACATAGTGTGCCAATGTAGAAAATGTGGAACATGGAAATCTTTTGATGTTTAATATGAAAGCAGCTTGGAACAAAAACAAAAGCATAGGCCAGAAAATCGCCTCTCGCCGCGAACAACTTAACTTAACTCAATCAGAGCTAGGAAAACTGCTAGGCATTAGCCAAAACACAGTAAACGGTTACGAGAACAAGAACTGGAAAAACCCTTCTGCTAAAGTAGTTGCTAAATTAGCTTCCGTCTTGTCAGTGCCTACCATTTATCTTTTAGATGATAGTTGCCAAGAGCTGGATGATGCTGACGAAGAGGTTTTGCTTGTGAAGTTTAGAAAGCTAAGTTCTGATAATAAGAAGTTGGCACTTAGATTGATTAATGCGATCTAACTTCACTCTTAAATTTATCGCACTTAGCACAGCGCAACTTATCATCTATATCAAAGCCCCAGTTGTGCCAGCAAAGTATTTGATTCAGTGTTGATAAAAATATCTTTATTTTTTTCATTTAATTTTTTCTTAAAAATAGTAATTCCAAAAAACTTATATTTTAAAGAATTGCCTTTAATTACCTTTCCAAAAATTACTGGTTTAAGATACAATTTTTCTAAACTTCCTGCGACTTTATCAACGTGATTTAAAATCGGAATAATAAACTCATCATTTGAAAAAAGCTCAAATTTATACAAATTAGGCACATTTTTTGAATTGCGAATCAATAAATCTTTTTTAATAAGGTGTGAGCCGCTTTTTAAAAGCTCTAAATAATGATTGATTGCGGGATTGCTTTTGAACTTTTTTTGACATAGAGCATCATATTTATAACCCAATTCTGTTAAAAGCTTCGTCAGTCCAACTTCATATTTCTCAATAATATCATCTTTGCTCTCTTGCTTAGAAACCATATTCATAAAGAAAAATAAATCTTTAAATGTAGTCTTGGAAAAACAAAGAAAATAGCTTTGTAAATGGTAATCAAACTTATCTTTGCCAATGCTAATTCCCCAAAAATCAACTGGATTTCTTTTTTCCATTTCAGCAAAAATGGTGGTTAATGGTGAGAGTAAATAGCAAGAATCATTAGCTAAGACTATTTGATCATAATTGTCGACATTTAGCCTTTCTTTTGCCGCCGCTAATCCCCTTTTCCAACTACCAAAATCATATTCTCCATGCTTAGCAGCAATTTTGATGATGCAAATTTCGCTTAATTTTCTTAATTCTACTTCTGGCAAATTACAATCAGATACAAAAATCACATCGCTTGAAACTTGCCTTAAGGCTTTTAGATAGAGAATTACATAATCGTCTATGATATTATCTTTGTCGTAGTGTGCGAATATGGAAACTCTTTTCATTTTACCTCGATTTTTACGTTAATTGTTTTTAGTTTCTCTTGATACTCTAAAGCCTTCTTATCTGTCACAAAGATCTTGTAGCTAGATCCGTCTTTTTCTAGTGCAGCAAGATCAAAATATTTTTGATACTCCATGCCGCCCAAAAATAAACGCTTGATCTGGTAGCGGAGGTTTTGAATTTCTTTTGATTCAACTATCAAACTTTCCTTTACAGTTGGGTTTTTTTCTAAAAATCCATTTTCCCACCATGCGATATCAGCCTCTAAATTTTTAACTCCTGACCAATTGCTTTTCTCACGAAATAGGAAATATTTTTCATGGCTGGATTTTAATTTCTTTTCTAGCCAGATTGATTTTAATTTCTCTTTTTTCGATTCCGCAGGAAGAGAGAAAAATAGTTTAATATCTGGCTTAATATCTGTTCCTTTTATATTTCCCGATTCCGAGATTTCGATTTCTTCATTTCGAGATTTGGAAATCCCGATTTCAGGATTTGCATTTCCCGAATCCGAGAAATGAGCAATAATAAGGCTTGCGGCTAAAAATTTATCTTCATCAAAAAAGGCATACCAAACTGTGCGATCATATTTTGTAGGATTGAAATTCCCTTTTATAATAATTTTTTTCTCAACCATTCTGGCGACAGTTCTCTCTATTGCGCCTTTTTTCCAGTAAGGAAATAACTTCTGAAAAGCTTCGTTAGAGTTGTAAGTCCAGGTTCTAAAAACGCCATCCTCCGCAGCGTAATAGTGTTTTTTATTTGCCTTATTTTTAATAATCCAAAATCGCAAGTTCCAAATCATTATAGCCTCTTCTAAGCCATAATTAACCGCCTCCTGAACATCAAAACTATGTTGCATTAGCTTAAGAATTTAAATTTAGTTTGACCTTTTTTGCGACCACGAGGCTTTGATATTCCTAACCTCTTGACATAACTAGCTAAAGTGGATGGAGCTATTTTAAGTTTCCGAGCCGCCTCTATATTAGAGTTCTCAAAATATATTTTTTTGAATTTTTCTTCGTCCATTTTTTAAAGTGATTAATTGAATTGAAAATCGAACTATTTATTAGTTCAAAAAAATATATTGTCAAACACTTTTAAAAACTTTCCAAAAATCCTCAAGATTAATTTCTTGTCTTGCGACTCCTCGAATTAAAATTGCGGTTTTTTTATCTTTAATTCCGACGAGTTCGTATTCTCGACCATCTTGAAGATCTAAATATTTTTGGCCGATTATCAGCTTTTTTTCCATAAATTGATTTTAATTAAGTTTAAAAGCGTTTTTATCCCTTTATCTCTGGCTGTTGCAAAGCAAATTTAGCGATTTCTAAAACTGGATTTTTCCATTTCTTCCACCAATCTAAAGCTAGCGAGTGCATGGCGGCAATTTCTTCATCATTGAAATTTTGCCATTTTTCTAAAGTGTGTCGTTGATAGCTAATCGCTATTTGATTCCCAAAAGTTATGCTCCAAATTTCAGAAGTTATACTAACTACTTTTTTTGTAATATTTTCATTGCCCCAGATTTCCGCATTGCCCGAGATTTCCGCATCGCCCGAGATTTTCGCATTGCCCCAGATTTTCGCATTGCCCCAGATTTCCGCATTGCCCGAGATTTTCGCATTGCCCGAGATTTCCGCATCGCCCCAGATTTTCGCATTGCCCGAGATTTCCGCATCGCCCGAGATTTTCGCATTGCCCGAGATTTTCGCATTGCCCGAGATTTTCGCATTGCCCGAGATCCACGCATTATCATAAAGACTTAAATTTTCCTCTTTTTCTATATAGCCACCCATTTCTCCAGCTTCAACATTACCAAAAGATTTAAGCGCCTTGATTCTAAAAAGTGTTCTGCCCAAAAAATTGATTTTTGTTTCTTGGGTCAATTCGTATTTTTTATTTGTCATGTTTTTTATTTTTTAGTTAATTTGCTCCAAATCTGACGATTAGAAGCGTTTTTAATTATTAAGCACTATAACCACAAAACAAACCCAAAGAATGCGGTAGCGATTAAAATTAGGGCTATAGTTTCGGTTCTATTTGAGTAATGTTTCATAAGTTTTTAATTTTAATTTGTTTCAAGTTGCCCTCACAATTATTATTTAATAAACTTAACTAAACATAACTTAACTAAACATAACGGACTTCCAGCAAAATTTGGGGGTTGTTCTGGCTGTAGGTCTGTCTCATTTTGGGGCTGTTGATAAAATTGTTAATAAAAAATGATAACTTTTTGCTAACGCAAAAAAGAGAGAGATTTTTTAGATTCTTTCTAAAATTTTATTGAGCTCCCTCATTTTTTCAGCAGAAACTATTTTTGAAGGAACTGAAGACGGACTAAATTGTCTTTCAAGTTCAAATAAATGATCAAAAGTTTGCTTGATTGATTGAAAATTTTTATGAGGCTTTTCTTTGTGATTTTTTAACCACTTTGCATAAGCGTCAGAAATTTCAATTTTATTTAAATACATCAATTCCCCCCACCACCTTTCTTGAGTCTTGAGTTTAAATTTTTCAAAATCGCTATGAATCCCCTCTATTTTAGCGCGATCTGTTGATAGATAAATAACACCGCAATATCTAAACATCACTTTGTTGAAGAGCATATCCTTTTCAGGGTCATACTCAATAATATCTGAAAAATCAGAAACAAGCTTACCAATTTTGCGCTTTTTTTCTTCATCATTTAAAGCAACTGTTTTATTATGTAGAGCTAAAGAAACCTCTCTATCAGTGCGCCCCAATTGATCTTGAATATCTTCTTGAGATGCAATACCCGAAAATTGAGTAGTGCTTATTTCGTAAATACCAATTCTTTTAGTAGAGGCAACGAAAGCATTATGAAGCGTATAATCAAAAAGCTTGTATTGAAGACCATCTAGCTCCATTACGCGTCTGTGATTGTAAATAGTTGGATGTTTTGCTGTAAAGTGCACGTTTACCCCTTAGTTAATTAATTCTTTTATAAATTCTATTTGCTGGCTTTCTTTCATTATCACGTCAGAAAGAATGGGATACATTCTATTGCGCCCTACGAATTGATAATAAATACTTTCAAGCTTTTTTAATTGATTTTGCGTTAATTTTTTTAAGCGTTTTTGCTCACTCATCTAAACCTCCTTTCGCTTTTAACGACATCAACCAGCATTTCAATTTCACAAAAGGGTAGTTGACCAGCAATCGCGCAATCCAGTCCTTTACTTAAAAATCCCAAATATTCTATGTCTTCTCTTTCTTTTTTTTGGGCTTCCTTAAAATGTCTTATTTCTTCCAGTCTGTACTTCTCAACCCTGTCTTTTAAAATAATTAATTCATGTCGTTTAGACAATCTCGAGCGATAATCTGCTAAATGTATAATTTTATCTTGCATAAATTGATCTTTAATTTTTAATTAAAGAAGCTCTTTTAAAAGTATCAGCTTTTGTAGTTTATACTATACAATAGAAAGAGTCTTCCGTGGTATTTTGGAAGCAAGAGCGGGGCAGGTGGGAGCCTGTTTTGTTCACCCCGCTCTTGCCATATGAGCCTACTTGGTGACGTGGTAATCTACGTCATCAGGTAGGCAAAAGATGTAATTCAAAGATCTACGCATTATTTTAACTACAATAATGCTTAATATAGAAATTAAGATAATAGTTTCTAGGCCGTTCATTATTTATCCTCCTTAAATTTTTTTATTATTTTTTCAAGTTTTTTAAAATTCTTATCATCGTTTTTTTTAAAACGAGTCATTATTCGCAAAATTCTCAAGTTGTAAACAAGCGCTAATATTTTGATGAGAACTAAAATAATCTGTTTCAAAATGAAGCAAAAAATTATTTTAATAATGCCAGATGTTGATTTTACTTGCTCCACGCGTCTTCTAAGCCTCCAGATCTAATATTTTCAGCGTATTGAGGCGCTGGTTGACTTAAAACGTGCTTTAGTTCTGCGTAGGTATTGATTCGATTGATGCTTAAGAAGATTGCGATAAGTGGAAATGATGCAAAAAGTGAAGCGCAAATGATTGAAATTAGTTTGCTTTTTATTTTTGAATATGTCATAAAAAAATAGTCGTTGTGTTGTTAAATCGTGGAGATGGCAGCATGACGCGACCATTCAGGTGTTGTTACCTAGCGCTTTTCTTTGAACGGTGAGCGCTAGGTAACTATAATAAAAAAGTCTTTATCTTCTAAAGCTAGAAGAAGAGCGACTTTTTGAGCTAGTTCGTAAGTTCCGAAACTAGCGGGTTCGATTTCTTGTGTTGATGTTCTTAAGAGTTTAAACATTTTTCCCCTTTGTTTTTTAAGTTAATATTTTAGTTTCCAGCACTTCGCTAAAGTGTCTTTTGAATCTTTAAACAAGCCTTTTTTTAAAGATTCTTTGCAAATCAATTTTCCCTCTTTTTCTAATCGCAAAATATAAGTTCTGATTCCGCTTTTTGCTCTAGTGCCGTTTTTATAATTTTTAATTAAATTTGCGTGATTCTCGCTAATGAATCGAGTTACTTCATATGCAAAATGAAATTCTTTATCTTGAAAAAAATCTAAAATTTTTCCTTTTATTTCTGAACTTTTTACGACTGACTTGTTTTTCATAGCTTTTGTTTTAATTATAATTAATAGCATAAAAAGCTTCGTTAGCATCTCTTACGACTAAGTCGCCGCAAAATTTACTAATTCTCGCTTTTATTCTTTTGACTGCCGCAGCGGCAGTGGAATAAGCTAAAGAACTATCGAGAGCATTGCAAGCATAATCTTGTAAATATTTTTCATTGAAGTCAGTAAAGTTATAAGACACGTTGAAAACAAAATTTTCTAATGCAGCTTCGATGATGTGTGATTTTTTAATTTTCATAAAATTTTAGATTAAGTTGATATTAATTTTTATAACTTTTGTAAGCTTCTGCTTTTTCTTCATCAGACATTAAAGCGATGTGCATATCTAAATAATCTTCACAATATTCTTCAAATGAAATAGAAATTTTAGGTTTTCTAATTTTTTTGTTAGCTTCAGCGAATTTTGCTTTTTCAGCAGCTTCTTTTAATGATTTAACGCTATAAAGATTATTTCCAGCTTTTTCGCAAACTTTATAAGCGTGTTTTTTAATTTTAGACATATCACCACGTAATAGCTCTATTACTGCACCATTTTCAAGAGATTCAATAGAAGTGATTTCTTTTCTTGAGATAATTTGATTATTATAAATTTCTACTAAATTCATATTTTTACCGTTTTTTATTTATTATTATTTGCCAGAGTTTGTTTTGGTGAAAGTATTAAAGCAGATTGTTTTTAGTATGTCAAGAAGATAATTAATAAAATCATATCTTTTTTATTAATCATATAATTTTAATAATCAGTCACAAGCCCTCGATCTAGTTAATAAAAGGCTGGTCTCATTATGAAACACACATAATAATTCTTGCAATATATAATTAAAAATTGATAATTTATTTGAATTAATAAAAACGTATAAATTTTAATGTCTAGTTTAAAAAGTTATATTGTAGAAAAGTGGCCAGAGCGGTTTAAAAAAACTGGTCTGAGTCAAAAGCAATTTGCTGCTTATAGTAAGGTATCTAGACCCGCTATTAGTGAAATACTAAGTGGACAAAGAAAGAGCGTACATCAAGTGACTATTGATAGAATAGAAAAGGCGTTTAAAGAACTTGGAGTATAACTTATGAAAAAACTAATTTTAATTTTAGCTTTCTCTTTTTTTGCGCTTAACGCAAAAGCTAATTGCACATGTGCTTGCATAGGCGGACAGGTTCAGCCAATCTGCACGGGCAGCTTTAACATAGCGCCAATCTGCCCTCCAATGATATGTCCATAAAATAATATGGTTATTTTAAAAATAATAGTTGACTAAATAGTAGGGTTATTAAAAATCTATAGCAGAAGATTTTTTTAATTTCTTTTATTAACAACATGCAAGCAGGATTTTTCTCAGAAGTTTATCGCGAAGTTAAGCAGCCAAAATCTAAAAAGAATAATATAAATTTTTCCTTAATATCACAGCTAGAGAAGGCGGGGGCAGAGGTTAAAAAGTTTATAATGAAAGACTCAAGTGTTGGAGCAATAAAAATTAACCCACTTTCTAAATTATACGAAAAAGATTTTCTAACGCGTCAAGAATATGTTGCTGGGACGCGGTATCAAGACAACTTTAATTTATCTCAAAAATCTCATCACTCTAGGCCAACCCTTATTTATGACGGATTATCACACTCATCAGCATCGACAAAATCAGGAGAGGGCGGAGCGGATCAAGATCAACTGGACGCAACTTTCAAAGTAGAGCAGTTTAAAATGACGTTGTTTGAAAATGATTATGATTGCAAACAAAATTTAATGAAAATTCTTGAGTATTGTTTTGAACAAGAGATGGCAATTTACAATGTTGAAAAGCTTCTAAAATCAGATAGGAGAACGATTAAAGATAAGATTAAAATAATTTGCAAATTAATGCTTGACTCTTAACTCCCGAAAAATTAACGTGTTTTTCATAGAATGCGATTTTAGCGTTCACAGAAATTTGAGGTCGGCCAAAAGCCGGCCTTTTTTTATGCGCAAAATATGGAAGATTTTGTTGAGAGGCTTATCAGAAATAACCCTGAGAAGTATGGAAGAGATGGTATTCATGTATTTCAGAACAACAAGATGATGATAGTATTTACTAAGAAAGGCGCAGAATTCGAGATAATGGAATTTAAGAGATTTTAAATGGTGATAAACGAATATAGAGAAGGTCAGGAAGCTTGGTTTGCTATTGAAGGCTTAGTTGCCGTAAAAGGAATTATTGGATGCAGATATTTAGCGCCACACGTTCCAGGTTATTATTTTATTACAGTTGCTAGTCATCTAAATCCAGCTATCACCAGAGAATACGCTTGCAGCACTAATATCCTTTTTGAAAACAAAGAAGATTTAGAAAAGTATTTTGCAAGCTGGGAAGAAAGAAATGGAAAATGGGGAAGATAAAAAATTCTCTAAACTAGAGGCATACAGACAATGGCAGGTATCAAAGGACAAAAACGAGGAATTAAGACGGGTGGACGTAAAAAAGGCGTTCCTAACAAGCTTAACGCTGATTTAAAAGGCATGATATTGCAAGCTTTAGATGAAAGCGGGGGCGTTCAATATTTAAAAGCTCAATCAGTCTTAAATCCTGGCCCATTTATGGCTTTAGTTGGCAAAGTATTGCCAATGACAATTGCTGGCGATCCAACCGCACCAGTGAAAATGCAAATTGAATGGCTGTCCAAAAAGTAATTATTCCCTATGCTCCACGTCATCAGTTTCTGCCGCTTCATAATCGCAAACAAAGATTTGCTGCCGTTGTTGCTCATCGTAGAGCTGGAAAAACTGTTGCAGAAGTAAATGAGAAAATTAGATCTGCATTAACTTGCACAAAACCTAATCCTCGCACAGCATACATTGCGCCGTTTCTTAAGCAGGCAAAGGCAGTTGCTTGGACTTACGCTAAAGAGTATGGTTTAGCAGTGCCAGGAGCTAAAGCCAATGAGTCAGAGCTTAGAATTGATTTTCCTAACGGCGGTCAATTTAGATTATACGGCGCTGACAATATAGATGCAATTAGGGGGATCTATTTAGATGATGTAACTCTCGATGAATACGCGGATATGAACCCGCGTCTTTTTCCAGAGGTAATCAGACCAACACTTGTTGACAGACTCGGCAAAGCGACATTTATAGGAACTCCAAAGGGCAGAAACGACTTTTTTAAGATCTGTCAACAAGCTAAAACGGCAGAAGATTGGTTTTTCTTAGAGCTGAAAGCCAGCGAGACGGGAATTGTCCCTTCGCATGAGTTATTAGCTTTAAGAAGAGAGATGACCGAGGAGCAATATGCTCAAGAGTTTGAGTGTTCTTTCGAGGCGGCGATCACTGGCGCTTATTATGGCAAGGATTTAATTAGAGCCGAGCAAGAGGGGCGCATTACTACAGTTTCTCACGACACGGACTATAAAGTTTGCACAGCTTGGGATTTGGGATGGTCGGATGATACAGCTATTTGGTTTTATCAAGTAATAGCTGGCGAAATTAGGATCTTAGAATATTTCTTCGCATCAGGTCAAAACATAGACTTTTACGCTGACTATCTTCTTTCGAAGAAGGATTACAAATACGATTTACACCACTTGCCGCATGACGCTAAAGCAAAGACTTTGGTAGGAGCTGGCAAATCTATTCAAGAGCAATTAGCGAACAGATTAGGCGGATATGGCGCATTTAGAATTGTGCCAAGCTTATCAGTGCAAGACGGCATTCAAGCCGCAAGAAAGATGCTGCCAAAGACTTGGTTTAACAAAGATCAATGTGTCGAAGGATTAGAAGCTTTAGCACAATACCAACGCGAATGGGATGACGATAGAAAATGTTTCAAGGATGCGCCTAAGCACGATTGGACATCACACCCAGCAGACGCTTTTAGAATGTTGGCAATAGCATGGCAAGAGCAATATAAGGCAGTCGCCCCATTGCAGCGAGAAGACGGCAAAATTTACGTAGCCGACCAAATAGAAATTTTAAGAAGAAAAATAAGAGATCATGAGCGCAACGCACAACAATGGCACTAATCAGATAGTAAGTGTCGAGCAAGTTAAGAAAGCGGTTGGCGCTGGCTGGAAATGGACTTATTGGAACGATGAGATCCAAAAATCTATTCAAGGCGAGAAGGAATATATTGATGAAGCCGAAAGAGTAATCAAGATCTTTAAGTCAAAGCACTACAGCGTAAATGATGCGCAAACTACGCGCGATGTTAAGCCTGTGTTTAATATTCTTTACTCGAATGTTGAAACGCTTAAGCCGTTGGTTTTCTCAAGGCTCCCGAATCCACGTATCAGGCGCAGGAATCTTGAAAAGAGCAATGTAAATAAGCTGCTGTCAATCTTGCTTGAGCGCAATGTTAAGCGTATCCTAGAAGATACCAACGCGCAAGTGCCGATTGAACAGGCGCGCAATGATTTTCTAGTTGTTAAGCGCGGTATTTGTCGCGTTCTATTCAAACAAGAGATTATTGAGACTGAAAAGGTAGTAGAATTTACCGAAGCAACAGACACGATTGACGAACAAGTAGAGCCAGCCATTACTCCAGAAGAACTAGGCGAGAAAGAAATCAAGCTCGAATATGTAAGCTGGAAGAATATTATATTTTCACCCGCTGAAAAGTGGGAAGATGTGGTCTGGGTTGCGTTTAGACATAATTTAACACAAAAAGAGCTTAAAGAGAAGTTTGGCGTTTATAAAGGCAAGAAGATTGCACTAGGTGAACAAGCCAATGCTGAAATCATCAATGACAACTTACAACCAGAAAGCCTATTTGAAAAGGCCGAGGTGTGGGAGATCTGGGACAAGAGAACAAACAAAATCACGTTTTGGACGGCTGGGTATAGTGATGATATTCTTGAAGAGAAAGATGATGCATACAAGCTCAAGAATTTTTTTAATATACCTAGACCACTTGGAATTGATAGTGGCTTTGATGATGTAAATCAACCGATTCCTGATTATAAGTATTATGAGGATCAAGCCAAAGAATTAGATCGCATCTCTAATCGCATCATGGCTATTCTGCCTTACATCTCAATGGGGGGCGGTTATAATTCAATCCTGACATCAACAGACGCGGATAACTTTTTAAAGGCGATAGATGATTATTTTCCTTTTAGCGCGCCGCTTGATGCAGACCCACAAAAGATAATCTACGAAAGAGACATCTCAAAATTAGCTTCAGTTCTTCAAATACTATACGAAGAAAGACAGCAAACGGTTGCAGTAATTCAAGAAGTAAGCGGCATTAGCGATATTGTAAGAGGCCAGACTGACTCAAAAGAAACTGCAACCGCTCAAGAATTAAAGGGCAATTTTGCAGTAAGCAGAATCCAGCCAATGCAGAAAGAGATCGAGTTCTTCTGCCGTGACATCATTCGCATCATTGTTGAATTGATCGCGGAAAACTTTGACACCTTCGAGCTTGCTAAGGCCGCTCAAATGAAAGTGTTTGACATGGATGCTTTAGCAGAGCAATTTGCTAATCAAATCCATCAACAAGATATTCAAGGCCAAGAACAAGGTCAGCCAGCTATAACGCCAGAGCAAAGCCAACAAATGCTTTCTCAAGCTCTTAAGCCTTACCAAAACGAAATTAAGGCAGGGCAGGCGACAACAGTTAATCTTCTTAAGGAAGCCAACAAGATACTCAAAGACGACAAGTTAAGAGGTTGGGCGATTGAGGTTGAAACTGATTCTACTATCAAGGTCGATCAAAACGCAGAGCGTCAATCAGTACTAGATTTTGCCGATGCTATAGCCAAGGTCTCCAATGACTTCTTGCCAGCTCTTGAGTCTGGGTTTATTAGCAAAGAGGCTTTCAAAGGGATCTTATCTTATATCATGCGCCGCTTTGACGGCAGCGAAGAGATTGAAGAACTTCTAGCTGGCGATGATAATGAAGAGGGCAATCAAGCTGACCAAATGCAGCAACAAATGGCCGCTAAACAAATGGAACTTGAAGAGCGTAAAGTTGGAGTTCAAGAATTTAAAGCACAATCAGACGCACAGTATGACCAAGGAAAACTGCAAATTGACTCTGATAAACTTAAGCTTGACGAATCTAAAGCGGTGTTGGAAGCGGAGACTGCGCAAGATGAGATTGAATCTCGCTCTAAAGCGCTTCAAGAAAAAATTGAAAGCTCAAATTTAATAGATAGCGATTAATGGATATTTTTTACGAATCTTACATGCTTAACCGCTGCGAGATTAGAAAAAGATTTACTCTAGCAAGGCTAGTAGAGGCAATCAAATATTTCTTAAGAAGGCTAAGAAGAGCTAAGGATTACAGCTCTTGGTCAAATATGATGACCATTAAGTCAACCACATCTTTTGATGATGAGATAAGCAAGAAGGGAGCTATTATTGACAACATGGGAAATGCTCACACTACGGCTCATAGCTACAAGAACTATTTAAAAGAGAACAATCTAGTGATAAGAGACTGGACAGAGGGAACTAATAAATCGTCTGATAGGCAGTTTAAGGGCTGTGACATTAACGACATCCCAAATTTTTAACCAATTTCAGAGGCATCATGAAGTTTAAGGCAATAGGATCTTTCGATCTTAACAAAGAAAATTGTTTAGAAGATTTAATTGTAGTTGCGCGCGACACAATTAACGATGAGTCATTAAAGGAATTTGACACTTTTATTTTCCCTATCCTTCATAGCGGCAAAACAAAAATAATCAAAGGAGAAGAGAAGATGGCTATATCTAGCATTTTGACAACCAGAGAGAAGCTCGAAGATGCTATTAGCCTCGAAGATTTTTTAAAAAGTGAACTAAAAAAAGTCTCTGACTTTATACAAGAACTTAAATAACAACAATTCATAAGGCATCTATGAGCAATTTAGACGAAGAACTAACGGCAATTTTAGACAAAGCCGCACCGTGGGATCCTGCAAAAGAAGAGCAGCCCGCAGAAGTAAAAGAAAATTCCGAAGAGGAGGGGGTCGAAACTGCCGCCGAATCTTCAAATGAAGCTGACGAATCCAAAGATCAAGAGGGTCAAACGCCGTCTGATGAGTTTGAGGAAGAGTTAAAAAATATAGATCCTGAATTAAGGGAAGCTTTATCTAAAGTTGATTCAGAAGTAAAGAGAGCGCAATTAAACGCTTTCAAGAAAATGAGATCTAACTTTGATAAAAAGCAAACTGAATTTGGGGAAGAAAAAAAACTAGCCGAGACAACAAAGCAGTTATTTCAAAAACATGGCCTCGATCCTGTTAATGGTCTTTCTCAATTAGAGAAGCTAATTCACTTTGAAAAGGAATTAGAAAAAGACCCTAAACGTGTGCTTGGGTTATTGAAACAGAAATTTAATTTGCAAGATGAAAGGTCTGGGTCTGATGAATTAGACGAAAGCTTACTCACTGATGAAGAGAAGCTTCTTTACAAACAACAAAAAGATATAAAAAAGACAGTCGAATCTCTAGTTGAAGAGAATCGGAGACTTAAAGAGTCGCAAGAAAATAGAGAAATTGAAGCTGCTCGCGCAGAGATTACAAAATTTAAGGAAGCTAAAAATGACGATGGGTCATTAAAAAATCCTTACTTTGACGATCTAGTCGATGACATTGGCAGACTTACCTCACTTTATCCAAACGACAATATAGAAGCTTTATATAACAAGGCTTTGCGCTTAAATGATGATGTTTATTCAAAATCATTGGAGACTGCAAAAGAAAGCGAAAGAAAGCGCATATTGTCAGAAAAGGAAAAAGCTTTGAGCAAAGCTAAGTCAATCAACTCTCAATCAATTAAATCATCTCCTAAATCGGCTTTACAGCCTAGCTTAGATGATGAACTTCTTGCAATCCTCTCTAAAGATCCCTCTTACTCTAACTAGTTTTCGTAAGTTTTTTTATATTCTAAATAGAATATAAACTTATGGCAAATCCTCAAACACAAGGTCAATTAGTAGCCGCGACTTTGCAAAACATGCAAAACAAGGCAGTTGACAACATTTCAAACAACAACGCCCTCTTCTATAAGATGAGAAAGAATGGCAGCTTTAAAGCGGAATCTGGTGGTGAACCTTTCCGTGAGAAGTTGTTATTTGCAGAGAATACAAACACAGCTTGGCAAGATCCTTATTCTCAGTTTAATACTGATGCTCAGGATTATCTGACTTTCGTTGATTTTGAACAAAAATCTTTGATCTCTTCAATTCCTTTTTATGATCGCGATATTACAACCAACCAAAGCAAAGAGAAATTATTGGACTTAGTGAAAACTGGTGTCGATTCAACAATCATCTCTTTAGTTAATACTTTGGCTGTTTCTCTATATTCAGACGCTTCAAACCCGAATGAATTGGAAGGTTTAAGACATTTGATCTCAAAAACTCCTACCACTGGAACTGTTGGCGGAATCTCTCGTGATTCTTATGCTTTCTGGCGTAACCAAGTTTATGATTTTTCTACTGAATCAGTAACTCCAAGCGCGACTACCATTCAACCGGCTATGACAACTCTTTATTTGAGATGCTTAGTTCAAGGCCCAGCTCTTGCTCCCGATACTATCGTAACGGATCAAATTTTCTGGCAATTCTACAATACTTCTTTGACTACAATTCAAAGAACAATGTCTTCTGACTTAGCGCAAGCAGGTTTTGAAACTTTGAAATTCAGAAATGCTGATGTGGCTTACGATCCTAACTGTCCAGCTTCAACAATGTATTACATCAACTCTAAATCCTTAAAATTGAAATATCTTGGAATTAAAAACTCTGCGGATCTTTCAGCTAAAGGAATGAAAGGGGATGAAAAATCATTGCCGAATCTATTTACAGCATTACCACCAACTCGTCCAGTAAATCAAGCAGCTACTATTCATCCAGTAATGTCTTTAATGAACTTGACAATTGATAACTGCCGCACTTCTGGCGTTCTTTGCTTGTAATATCAACATCTAATTAAACAATTTTATGACTATTAAATTTCGCAATCCAATCGTTTTTAGGGCGCCTGCCGTTCAAGTTGACGCTGTAGACTCGCCTTTGTATGCCGTAGGAACTATTGCCGAAGCTGTTGACTCAGTTTATGGCAATTTGGAACTAATCTATTTAAAGGCTGGCTCTGGCGTTACTGAGGCCGTTGGTTCATTCTGCGGTTTTGGCGGCGACTATGAAACTGTTCTTGGTGTTGCCAATGGCGTTTATTCATCAGTTGCAGTTTCTCTAGCGGCTAAAACCGCTGGTCAATTTGGCTGGTATGTTAAGAGCGGTAACGTGCCGACTTTAGTCTTAGCAAGCTTTGCTGATAACGCTAATTGCTACTTAACCTCAACCGCTGGATCTTTAGACGATGCGGTTGTTGCTGGTGATTATGTGTACAAAGCAAAATCAATAAGCGCTATTAGTGCAGGTTTAGCAGTGATTTACCTAGACAATGCGTTCACAACTGACGGATTGGCTTAGGCGATTGACGGAGGGGTTAAAATCCCTCCGTTTTCTTTTAACTTAAATTAAAAAACTATGTTAGTGGCATCAAAGAAAAAAGTTCAAGAAATATTCTTTCCAACGGTTGATTATTACAGAAAAATCAAGAACGAAAAAGGGGAAGAAGAAGTAAGTAAAGTCGCAAGTAAAGTCGGATTTTACGAAATAGAAAAAAGAAAAGCAGTTAGCTTTGATAAGAAAAATAACCTTATTAGGCGTGGGGATATAATTAAAGAAGAGTTTATTGATACCGAAGACGAAAATGGATTTAAAAAGATCCCATATTCTGGCAAAACTCTAATCATCTCAATTGAGAATAGCAGATTTACAAGATCAACCCGTCCAGCCGAAGAGCAAGATAAGATTGTGTATAAGGAAGCTTATGAAGCTCACCTAGCTCATAAAGCTAAAGAAGAAGCCAAAGATAACGAGCTAAAAGAGATGCAAGAAAAACTTGCCGAACTTGAAAAAGACAAGGCTAAAAAGCCAAAAGATAAAGAATAATGACCCTACAAACAATTGCCTACAATATCCTTAGCGGTAATAAGTCTAGTGAAATTCCCGCAACTATAGCGGGAAATAACAACAACACCGCCAAGCTTGTTTTTCAAGCGATCAGGAAAGGTACGCAAATTGTTTTGTGGGCGAATCCGTGGCAAAGGTTAGTTCAAGACTACACTTTTGCTACAGTTCCAGACCAAGAAGCTTATGATCTCCCAGTTGGAATTTCTCAGACAAATATTATACCTTACACGCTTTGGAATCGCACCACTAGATTTCAATTGAATGGGCCTATTAGTTTCAATCAATGGCAGCTATTTAAAAACCTGCTATTAATCCCGACCATTATTCAACAATGGATTATGCTTGAGAATAAGATCAAGCTTTATCCAACACCAACAGCAATTCAAACCCTTAACTTATTATTTTCTAGCAATCTTTGCATAAGAAGCGATGCAGGGGCGGAACAAAGCGAGTGGCTACAAGATGATGATTATTCGATCTTGAATGAGTATGCAATAGAGCTTCAAGCGACTTGGATTTACTTAAAGCAACTAGAAAGACCTTACCAAGAAGAAAAAGAGATGGCAGATAATTATCTGCAACAATTAATTCAACAAGACGGCTCAAGGCAAGTAATTGGCGTTAATATGCAATCTTTGCCGCCGCAATATCCTTTGCCGTCTTATCTAAATCCAATCATGCGGTAATATGGTTTTCGTGCCAAAAAAGAAGCCAGCGTTTATGGCTGCTGCGAGACAGGCGGTCGGAAACTTGGTTACTGTGCCGTTTTGCAATGGAGGCTGGGACACTAAAAACCCGCTACCAACAATGCCGGCGCCAAATGCTGTAATTTTGGATAACATGATTGTTGAAAACGATAGCGTTAATTCACGAAGCGGTTTTGCAGAAGTGGCAACAGGATTAAACGGCGATGTGCAAAGCCTTTTTCAGTTTGCTAATTCCGAAACTACGCAACTAATTTCTTGCGCTGGAAATAAAATATATAGCGGGCTTGGGTCATCCTTAACTCAAATAGGAACTGGATTTACTAGTGCTAGATGGCAAGGCTTGATGATGAATCAGCATCTTTTGCTTTTTAATGGCGCCGACTCTCCGAGAAAATATGACGGCACAACTTTAACAATAAATACAATTAGTGGAAGCGGCTTAACCTCTTCTAGCCTCGTTGGAGCCACAAACTTTAAAAACCGCCTAATAGCTTGGGAAAATAATGCTTGCGGCTTTTGGTATGGAGACAGTGACGCAATAAGCGGAACTTTTCAATTTTTCGATCTGTCTTACATAACAAAGCGCGGCGGATATGTAGTTGCTTGCGCCTCTTGGTCTTATGACTCAGCGGGTGGGAGTGGATTGCAAGCTAGACTAGTTGCCTTTATGTCAACTGGTGAAGCGATAGTTTATGAAGGAACTGACCCGGGAACTGCCGAGAATTGGGCGATGGTTGGACGATATAAAGTCGCGCCGCCAGTATCTCAAAGAGCGATCATGGAGCTTTCAGGCGATATTTTGATCGTGAATAGATTTGATCTAGTTTCTTTTTCTGCCGTCATGCAGACTGGCGAAAACCCAGACACGCAATCAAATTTAGTCGGAGCTATTAAAGCGGCTGTTTCAGCTTATGGTTTTAATTTTGGTTGGGAAATAATCAATTATCCAACTGGCGCGCTAATTATTATAAACGTCCCCACTTCTACAAATTCTAGCTACCAGCAATTTGTAATAAATACAAGAAGTGGCGGATGCAGTAGGTTCATAGGAATAAATGCCAGATGTTTTGCCGTATATAACGACAATTTATATTTTGGTGGCTTTGGCAAGATTTACCAAGCTTTGACTGGGGATGATGATAACGGCGCATATATCTCAATTGATTGTCAATCTGCTTACAACAATTTAGGGGCAGATAGAGAAAAGACGCTAAACTATGTCAAGCCTTATATGGCGATTGATAATGACACTAATTTTAGCTCTTCTCTTAATTATGATTTTTTAACATCGCCACTCGAATCTAACCAATTAATCACAAATTCTGGCAATTTGTGGGATACCTTTTATTGGGACGAGGTTTATTGGTCGCCAGAAAGAGAGATTAAGTCAGTTCAATATGGTGCATCAGGGCAGGGCGTTTATGTTTCATATCGCATTAAAGCCCAAATAAAGCAACCAGTTACTTTTTTCAGCGTCTTATTATCTTACGAAATAGACAAGCTTTAAATTACACCATGCTTCGCGGCGACACTTTACGGGGTTAGATGCCTTCAGCTTGTAGAGTGTCGCTTCAAAGCATGGTTAACAATAAATATTATGGGTTTAGGATCATCAATTAAAGGAGCTTTAGGATTAGCGTCTGGGCCAAAGGGTAGCTTTACTTCTGGTCAAGAGCTGAATAAAATGGAAGATCAATATAATCGCTACAACATTAATAGCGCCTATGGATCAAGAAATTTTACAACCGATGCCAGCGGAAGAAGTGTATTAAATATTGAAGAAACTCCACAACAAAAAGCAATTAGAGAACTGCAATATGGACAAGCTCAAGATATTTTAAGCCAAAGGCCAATGGGGCCAGAAGATTATACGGCTCAAGGTCGGCAAATTAACAATGCACTTTATCAATCATCTTATAATAATCTTAGACCTCAGTTTCAGCAAGAAGACACCAATACAAGAGATTATTTGAGTAATAGAGGGATCCCACTTGGAAGCAATGCTTATTCAAAAGCCCTTACCAATCTATATCGCGACCGAGGCAATCAATTAAATCAATTGTCGTTACAATCTACTTTAGCAGGCTCTCAAGAGCAGGATAGATTAACCAGACTTGCAGAAGCTCAAAGGGCGGCAAGATTGGCTGAAACAGGGAATGCTTTACAAGGTATTGATATGAACGCCTTTAGTAACGTAGCAAACATTAATGCCGCACAAAATATTGCGGGTCAAGAAGGGGCTTCTAACGCTTATAATTTAGCAAGATTCCAAGATACACAAAGAAGAAGAAGTGCAGCTTTAGCGGAAAATTTTAAAGCTGGCGGACAAGTGGCTGGAGCAATGGCTAGTTCAGGAGGAGCGGCCGCAGCGTCAGACATTTCATTAAAAGAAAATATAGAGCTAGTCGGACATTCTAGAGCAGGATATCCAATCTATAATTTTGATTACAAAAATAAGAATTTTGGATCTGGTCGCTATGTAGGTGTGATGGCTCAAGATGTAGAAAGAATTAACCCAGAAGCCGTCATTACCTCGGATGAAGGTTATAAGATGGTTAATTATTCAATGTTGGATGTCAAATTTGAGAGGATAAATTAATGGCACAAAATGACATTTATTCACTAGCCAAACTTTTTGGGGCTAAAAACATCACGGATAACTCATTCGCAAAAACTGCGTCTGGAATAAATTACGTCAATCAAGATGGTCAAGTTGACCAAGCTAGAGAGTTACTAAATTCAGCTCAAACCCCTTTAGGAGCTATTGGAGCAGGAATTAATTACTATATTCAATCTAAGAATAAAAAGAAGGCCATAGATCAGCTTAGCGCGGAATTAAAAGCTGACAACGAAGGCAAGGCAGCCCAAAAAGCAACTATAATAGCAAGTTTATTCCCCGAAGAAAAAAGGGGAGTAGCGGATACTTTAGATTTAGAAACACTGCAAAAATTCGCAGCAAAAAAACTCGAACCACAAGATCCCAATGCGGCTATTGATGCGGATTTAGATAGGCAATATAAGAAGGCGCAGATTAATAAAATGTATCGCGATAGCTCTGAATCAGGATCTCCAAAACCACCAAGACTTCCAGTTCAAGCGGTAAAGGCGCAAAACGAAGGATTGGAAACTATAGGCGCTCTATCTGGCATCAATGCCGATTTAAGCGGGGTAGAGAAGCAAATAGATAGCGGACAACTAAAACTTGGTCCAGTTAATAACCTAGTATCGAAAGCTAAAAATTTTGTAGGCATGAGTGACGAAACCAGCCGCAATTTTGCATCTTTCAAATCTACCTTAGAAAAACAAAGAAATGACTCATTGCGTCTAAATAAAGGCGTTCAAACAGAAGGTGACGCAGTAAGAGCTTGGAACGAGTTATTTCAAAACATAAACGACCCGCAACTTGTTAAGCAAAGATTAGGCGAGATCCAAAAAATCAATTCTCGTGGCGCTGATCTTCAAAAGTTAAATGTCGATCAAATTCGCGCTAACTATGGAGCTGAGCCATTGGATTATTCAAACTATCAAAATCGCCCTGCTGCAATTGGTGGCGGACAAGCTCAAGGTGGTGGTTTTAAAATACTAAGCATTCGTAACCAATAATGGCAATAGCAACTGTTCAATTACCAGACGGCAGAATTGCTGATATTGAAATGCCAAATGGAGCAACGGAAGAAGATTTGCAAGGTTTCCTTTCTTCGCAATTTGGAGAACAACAACAAGCTGCGCCACAACAAGCGCAAGCCCCTCAGCAAGAATCAGGATTCTTAGAAAAAGCTGGTCAATTCGCAATGGGATTGCCTCAA